GGTCACCGGGCACTTGGGCTTTATAGGCCGTAATATGTGTGCCTTTCTACACAAGCAGGAGGGTGTCATAGTAGATGGATACGATTGGGACCCAAAAAATAAACCTATTGTCAAAGAATATGATTGGGTCATACACTTAGGCGCCATAACTGATACGCATACATTAGACACTGAAACAGTACTAAAACAAAACTATGACTTCAGTTGTTGGCTCCACGAAGAATGTCAGCATCATGGTGTTAACCTACAATATGCCAGCACACATAAGGTATATGGTAATACCAATAACTTTGAAGAAGGTGCTGCCTGTGCACCACAAAGTCCATATGCTTGGAGCAAATACTTGTTTGATCGTTATGCTTTTAAACATTCTCACAGCAGTTTTGTACAGGGGTTTAGGTATTTCACTGTATATGGTAAATGGCAACATCTTAAAAGTGATCCTAATGCACTATACAAATGGCGTCAACAGGCTAAGAAAGAGGGTAAGATTACAGTATGGAAGGGTGCTGAAAAGATCAAAAGAGATTGGGTATGGGTAGGTGATGTGGTTAAAATACATTGGGACTTTATTAACACTGTTAAGGGCAGTGGCTTATGGAATGTGGGCACAGGATTGAATCATAGTTATATGGACATAGCGGAATATATAGCAGAACAAGAGGGTGTCACAGTGGAATATAACGATGTAGATGCTGAAAACCGCCCATTTTATAGGGATAATGCACAGGCTGATCTAAGACATCTCAAAGAAACCATAGGTCGTCGCAGTTGGCTTAATGTATATGAATGGTTAGACTACGATAAATAATTACATGAAGATCCTAGAAATTATTATGGAAGAAGGTAAAGCCAGCAGAGCCTTATGTAAGAGCACCAAACCAGATAGTGAGTTGGGTATAAGCCAACTTAACAGTTGTAAGAGTCAAGGCTTTCGTGCTAGGGATACTGAGAAGAAATTTACCATAAACAAGAAGCGTCAAAAGATCAAAGGCAAGAAAGTTAAAGGTGGAAACTATGGCGGACCATTGCCAGTATGGAAAGGTAATGGTTGATGAGGTTCAGAGAATTTGTTGAAAGCACACCGACCATAGCAGTTCCCACAGGTAGTCGTGGTCCAGCCTGGGCAGACCTACAAAAAGCACTTACAGCATTAGGTTATGAATTACCAGTACATGGTGTGGATGGCTATAGTGGGCCAGAAACCAGTGCTGCTATTAAAAAGTTTGAGGCAGATAATAAACTCACACAAGATGGTAGTCCTGATGATGAAATGATTCAGTTAATAAACAAGATCATTAAGGATAAAGGAATCAAGTTTGCTAAGAGCACAGAAGCAGATGTTATAGCGGGCAAAGGCGGAGTAAGATCAGGACCTAATACAAGAATCAAAGGTGATACTAGACAACGTGCTTTAATGAGTCCACAGGCAGTGGCACACTTACAGGATCCAGACTTTAATAAAAAACTACAAAAAGTAGCAGATAGTTTAGGAGTAGATAAGGCACACTTAATTGCTATAATGAAGGCTGAAAGCGGAATGGATCATACAGCAGTGAATAGGCAATCAGGAGCCACTGGACTGATACAGTTTATGCCCAAGACTGCACAAGCATTAGGAACTACTACAGAAGAACTACGTAATATGACCGCTGTAGAACAATTAGATTATGTATGGCGTTATTTTAAGATGGTAGGTGTTAAGCCAGGTATGGATGCCGGTGACCTATACATGGCTGTATTCATGCCTAAGTATGTAGGTTATCCAGATGATACAGTGCTTGGATCAAGTGGAGCAGAAGGCTTTAGTGGTAAAGTTTATGCACAGAATGCAAGTTTAGACAAAGACAGAGACGGTACAATCACAGTGAGCGATGTCAAGAGCAGGGTGGCACGTTATGCCTAATATATAAGTAAGTTTATGGACTTTACCGGAAAACTATTAATCGCCCCACCTAAAGTTAAAAATGGCTTTTGGTACAAAAGTGTAATCTTTATTACAGAAGATCATGTAAATGGCAGTATGGGACTACTTTTAAATAAGAGAAGCAGTGTATCAGTTACCGATTTTACTGATCAAATTGGCGAAAGACTGAATATACCTGGATTCATCTATGTAGGAGGTCCAGTGAATATAAAGGCTCTTACTATGTTACATAGCAGTGAATGGTCTTGCACCAATACAATGAAAATAAACAATGAATTTAGCCTTAGTAGCAGTGATGATTTACTGCCGAGATTAGGTGACGGTGACGCTCCTAAGTATTTCAGATTATTTTTAGGATTATGTGGTTGGAGTCCTACACAATTACAGGAAGAATTTGATGGAGCCCCACCTAGAGATCGTAACGCAAGTTGGCTTATTGCTAATGCAAATATTGATCTTGTGTTTAATCATGATTTAAAAGATCAATGGATTCAAAGTTTAGAAAAAAGTAGCAGCGATTTTGTCCAATCAATCTTTGAATAATCTAGTTTTGGTATTATAATAACACAGTCAAAAAATTTTTGAGTATGCGAAATGGACACACTGGTATTAAATGCAGATGGCTTACCATTAAACTATCTCCCACTCAGTACTATTAACTGGCAGGAATCTATTAGGTATATGGTACTAGATAAAGCCAGTGTGATTGAGTGGCACGACAACTGGATCGTGCGTAGTGTGAATTGGGAAACTTTTGTACCTAGTATTATCATGTTGAGAGAATACATGAAACCCAAGCATACTGTTCGTTTCAGCAAGAGTAATGTATTCCTACGTGACAACTATGTTTGTCAATATTGTAATAAGTCATTACAAAAAAAGGATTGTACATTGGATCACGTACAGCCAGTGAGTCAAGGTGGTCGTACCGTATTTGATAATACTGTCACAGCCTGTACGCCCTGTAATGCAGCTAAGGGCAGTGATACTAGGATAAAGCCAAAGATTAAGCCATACAAACCTGCTTACTTTGAGTTGGTAAATAAAAGAAGGAATATACCATTCAATGTTAGGCATCCAAATTGGCTGAATTATATCAACCTGTAAAAATACAGTGGAATTTTACAAATCATTGTAATTTTAATTGTGAGTACTGTCCAGATATTTTAAAGTCTGGAAGTACTGTATTACCTGAACCTTTGGTATTTTTAAAAGCCTTTAATAATCTATATTCAAAATTTAATAGTTTTGAAATGTACCTTCTAGGTGGTGAACCTACATTTTATAGAGGCTTGGATTGGGCACTTAATAATATTACTAGAGATAAAAATAAAAAAATATCTATAGATACAAATGGTTCAAGAGAGATTTCATGGTGGAACAAATACGGAGAATTTTTTGATCTTGTTACTATAAGTTATCATCAACAAATTTTACAAAAAGAACACTTGTTTTTTGTACTTGAAACTTTAAAAGAAAAAAATGTTAAAACTTATATTAAATTGCCTATAACACCAAAATATTGGGACGATATTATTGAGGTTAAAAATCTTTTGGAAGATAAAGGTTATGATTGTGAAATACAATTACTTTACAAAAACTTTACAAAAGGTAATAATCAATATTATGAATATTCAGAACAACAATTAAATTTTTACTATAAAGATAAACACGTAGAAGATAATCAAATAGAACAACAAATTGAGCATATAAAGATACATAAGTTAAATGAATATCATGGTCATATGTGCTGGGCAGGCATAGACCAAATTGTTATAGATAAATTTGGTAATGTATATAGAGGATGGTGTAGTCAAGGAGGTGAATTAGGTAACATTTACACAGGTATTGTAAATTGGCCTACAGATCCAATAATGTGTCAAAAATATTTATGTGCTAATGGATTTGATCTACAGGCTCGTAAAAGTAAAAATAGTTGGGGAAGATTATGAAAAGGTATCTTTGGATGGGATTGGGCTTTATGAGCCTAGGAGTAGCTTACTTGGGTGTTATCCTTCCAGGATTACCCTATAGTCCGTTTATTGTATTTGCTGCCTATTGCTTTGCTAAGAGTAGTCCACGCTTGTATAACTGGATAATGAATCATCGTATATTCGGTAAATTCTTAAACGATTGGAATACCAAACGTGTGTTCCCATTGAAACTTAAATTCTTCATGCTGGCTAGTATGAGTGTTAGCCTAATACTGATGTACACTGGTGGGGTACCTGCTCGTGGCATAATATAT